CGGCCTGGACCGAAGGCCAGCGCCTCCGCGCGCTGCAGACGATCCGCTGGCATCAGACCCGCACATTCGAGTGCTGCGGCGAGCTGCAGAAGCCGCTCGAGGCTTTCGAGGCCTGCTACGCGGTCGACGAAGCGAACGGCGACGATCCGGTCGCTCGGGTCTGGGACTGGTGGGCGTCGAACCGCTGGCAAGTATATCGCGCCAAGTGCAAGCACTGCGGCACTTGGGCGGTACCGAACGAGCACGCCGGCTTTCAGGCGTCGAAGCTGTTCAGTCCCTGGGCGAATGATGCGCCGCCGCGCATGGCCGCCAAATGGCTCGCGGCGACGGATGAAGACGGCAAGCTGACGTTCCACAATACCCAGCTCGCCCTCACCTACCGGAAGAACACCGGCAAACAGCTCGACGCCGATGCGCTGCTCACCCGGCGCGAGATCTGGGCCGCCGAGATCCCCGATGGGGTCGCGGTCCTCGTCGCCGGCATCGACATCCAGGACTATCGCGTCGAGCTCGAGCTCGTAGGCTTCGGCCGCGACGAGGAGAGCTGGTCGATCGCCTATGAATCGATCGACGGCGAATTCGACAACCCGGAGACGCAGCAGCTGCTCGATGCGTTTCTGCATCGGGTATGGCTCCGCGCCGACGGACGACCCTTCGCCCTAAGCGCGGCGTGCATCGACTCCGGCGGCCACCACACCCAGGCCGTCTACGACTATTCGAAAAAGCGCTACGGCGAGAAGATCTGGGCGATCAAGGGTGAGAGCGCCCGCACCGGGCAGCGCAATCCGGTCTGGCCGATCAAGACGCTGAGCCGTCGATCGAAGAAGAGCTTCCGTCCGGTCATTCTCGGCGTCAATGCCGCCAAGGATACGATCCGCAACTACCTGGCCAAGGAAAAGCCGGGCCCGGGCTACATGCACTTCACCGTCGATCGCGACGCTGGCTACTTCGCCCAGCTCACGGCCGAGCGGATCGAAGTCAAGGAACTGGGCGGCCACAAATACCGCGTGTGGGTTCTCCCTGACGGGCGCGCCAACGAGGCGCTCGACTGCCGCGTCTATGCATATGCCGCGCTTCACGGCCTGATTCACCGCGGTCTGAAGCTCAATCGCGAAGCAGAGCGGGTTGGAGCAGCAATGATCGACCAGCCCGATCGTCCAGCAGCTGCGTCGCCAGCACCAGTGCCGGCGTCCGGGCCCGACGATGAACCGCCGGCGCCCGCTCCCCAGGCGCCGAAAATGCGCGGCCGCGACACCGAGAAACCGAAACGGAGCGGTGGCAAATACCGCCTCGCCTGAAAGGCCACCCCTGCATGCGCTGCTTCGACCCGAGCCGTAGCCTGCTCGCCGGCATGGACCCAACCGTCCTGCAGGCGCGCCTGGTGCAAATGCAGAACGACTATCTCGACCTGTCCGCGGGACGTAAGGTCGAGAGCGGATCCTATGCGCAAGGCGACGGGGCCAAAACGGTCACCTATACCCGAGCCACGCTCGGCCAGCTTGCGATGGCGATCCGTCAGCTACAGGCGCAGCTCGGTATCATCGCGAGCCCGCGCGCGCCGCTGCGGCCGATGTTCTGATGGGATCAACGCCGGCGCTCCTCGACAATAGGGGCAACGTCATTCCGCCCGCCGCGATCGCGCAGATCCGTGCGCGCGCGGGAGGCGGCCGGATGCGCGGAGCGCTGAACGGCTCCGCGCAGCAATACTTCTCCTATGACGCCGCCGACTGGACGTCGCAGGAGATGAGCAATTGGCTGCCGATCGTTCGGTCGCCCGATGGCGAGATCAACCAGCACCGCGACCGCATCGCGGCCCGCGCGCGTGATCTCCGCAAAAACGACCCATGGGCCTACGGCGCGATCGCGCGGATCCTCGATTCGACGATCGGCGCGTCGTACCGCTTCATCTCGAAGCCCGACTATCGCGCTCTGAGCCTCTACTCGAGTGCTTTCGACGCGAGCTGGGCAAGCGAGTACCGGCAGGCGCTCGAGGCGCGCTACCGCGTCTATTCGGACGATATCGGCCACTTCAACGACGTCGCGCAGCGTCAGACCATGTCGCAGATGTTCCGCCTGTGCCTCGGGCATAAGCTGGTCGACGGCGAATCGGTGTTGGTTGCGCAGTGGCGGCCCGAGCGCATCGGGCCCGGCGCCGCGACCTATGCCACCTGCTTCCAGGGCGTCGACCCGGATCTGCTGTCGAACCCGTACCAGCAGCAGGATACGCGCTATCTGCGCGGCGGCGTCGAGATCGACGACGACCAGGTGCACAACGCCTATCATTTCCGCCGCGCGCATCAGAACGATTATTACAACGCGGTCGAGAGCATGCAGTGGGATCGGATCGAGCGCATCGATCCGGACGGCTGGCGCCGCGTCTACCACGATTATGATCCAGATCGCTTCGGCCAGAACCGCGGTATGTCGGTGTTCGCGCCGGTGCTCGGCAAACTCAAGATGCTAGCACGCCTCTATGGCGTGAAGCTGCAGGCCGAAACCGTCGCGGCCGCCTTCGGCCTCTACGTCCAGTCGCCATTCGATCTCGAGATGATCCGCACCGCGCTCGAGGATGACGACGAGCGTGGACTGGGCTGGTACCAGAACATGCGCGCGGACTTCCATTCCGAGCGCGACCTCGACGTCACCGGGGCCCGGATGGCCACCCTCGCACCCGGCGAGGAAATCAAGACCGTTGCCCCCGGCGGTGGCCAGTCCGACGTCACGCCGTTCGCGCACGAGATGCTGCGCGCCGTGTCCGTCTGTCTCGGCACTTCGGCCGAGGAAGTGCACAACGACTATTCGGATTCGAGCTGGTCGAGCGCGCGCGCCGGCATCGTCCAGTCCGAAAAGACCTACGAGCGGCGCTGCGACGAGTTCGACACCAACACCGCGACGCCGGTGCTGGCGACCTGGCTCGAGGAGCCGTTCGAACGCGGCGAGCTGCCACTCCCGCGCAACGCGCCATCCTATCTCGAGATGCGCACTGCGTATGCGCGCGGCATGTGGCTCGGCCAGCCCCGCGGCTGGGTCGACCCCGTCGCCGAGCGCCAGGGCGTCGTGCTCGGCCTCGATGCCGGCCTCTCCACGATGGAGAAGGAATGCGCCCGCCAGGGCATGGATTGGGAAGAAAACCTCGAGCAGCGCGCGATCGAGTTCAAGCGAATGCAGCAGCTCGGCCTGCCCCGGCCGGAGTGGTTCGGCAACGAATACACCGCAACCCAAGCCGCTCGGCCGCCGCAGACGGAGCAAGCCTGATGTTTATCGACGTGACACGGCCCGGCGGCCGACCGCTCCGGCTCGCGATCGCCGCGATTGGCTATCTCGACGAGTGCGAGGGGGGCGGCGCCATCCGCTTGATCGGGGGTGAATCGCTGCGCGTCGAGCAAGCACCAAGCGAGATTGAGCAGCGGATCGCGGGCCGCCAACGCGCGACCGCCCCTACCGCCGCCGACACGCTCATCGATACGGAGCTCGAACTCGCTGCCATGAACACCTTGGAATCGGCGGGTCTCGTTGGGCCCGAGGCCGCCGCCGCTGCTCGAATGTCGACTATCGGCCGCCGGCGTCGCGAACGCGACGAAGGGAAGGATAAGTGACCACCTTCCCGCGCAACCTGGCGACGAGCCTCTTCAATTCCACGCTGGCATTACTGCCGGCGGCTGCGCCGCTCGCGCTGCAGCTGCTCGAGCGCTCGATCGGGCCGATGGCCGATGGCGGCGGGGCGAGCGATATCGGCGCCGGCGAGGAATGGGGCTCATCCCGCCGCGGCCGCGATCGCGAAGTCGATCGACCCTATGACGTCATCGCCGGCGTCGCGGTCATTCCCGTTCGCGGGGTACTGATCCAACGATTGGGATGGTTCTGGTATTACAGCGATCTCTTCGGCGTCTCCGGCTACGACCGCATCCGTCTGCAGTTCCTGCACGCGCTCGCCGACGACGATGTCGATGCCATCGCGTTCGATATCGACAGCCCCGGCGGTGAAGTCGCCGGCTGTTTTGACCTGGTCGACACGATTTACGGCGCGCGCGGCATCAAGCCGATCGCCGCGATCCTCGGTGAAAGCGCCTATTCGGCCGCCTATGCGATCGCCTCGGCCGTGGATCCGGGCCGCTTGTGGGTGCCGCGCACCGGCGGCACCGGATCGGTCGGCGTCATCTACATTCACCTCAGCATTGCCGAGTGGATGTCGAAGACCGGCATCACGCCGACGCTCATCACCAAGGGCGCCTTCAAGGGTGAAGGCAGCGAGATGATCGACCTTTCCGCCGGCGCGCGCGATCGGCTGCAGGCCGACGTCGACACGGTCGGCAAGCTGTTCGACACCACGGTCGCGCGCAATCGCCGCCTGTCGGTCAAGCAGGTGTCGAACACCCAGGCAGGAACCTTCCTCGGCGCCGAAGGCGTCGAGATCGGCTTCGCGGACGCGGTCGCCGCGCCCGACGAGGCGTTCCGGGCGCTGCTCAAGCAGCTGGACTGATCCCGCCGGGGACCCGGTCCCGGCCCGGCCTCGCGCCATATCCAGATTGGAGACGATATGAACACCAGCCGACTTTCGGCGGGCGCGAGCCGTTTCGCGCATTTCGCCGGCCTGAGCCGCCGCTCGCGCGCGGCCGAGGACGATCACGACGAGGACGAGCCCAAGGGCAAGAAGTCCAAGGCCGCCGATGGCGACGAGGACGAAGACGAGCCCAAGGGCAAGAAGTCCAAGGCCGCCGATGGCGACGATGGTGATGAGCCCAAGGGCAAGAAGTCCAAGGCCGCCGATGGCGATGAGGACGAGGACGAGCCCAAGGGCAAAAAGTCCAAGGCTTCGGACGACGACGAGGACGAGGACGAGCCGAAAGGCAAGAAGTCCAAGGCCTCCGACGGCGACGACGAGGAGGAGGACGACGACAAGGATGAGATGCACGGGCGTAGCGCCAAGGCATCCGCCCGCGTCCGCGAACAGGAGCGCATCGCTGCCATCCTCGGCAGCAAGGCAGCCGCGAACAACCTCCCGCTCGCAATCTCGCTCGCTTGCGAAACCCGCATGACGCGCCAGGAAGCGCTCGCCGTGCTGCGCGGCCAGGCCGGTCGCTCGCAGCGCGACGACGACGACGATCGCGACGATCGCCGCGGCCGTCACGCCCGCGAGGATCGCTCGAGCCGCAACGTCAATCTGAACGGCGGCGGCGCCGACGCCACCGGTCCCCAGGCTGTCGCCAAGGGCTGGGAAGCCGCCTTCACCAAGGCGGGCATCAAACCGCGCTGATCGGCGCCCCTCTCCCCCAAGCTTGAGAAAGGAGCCCGATCATGGGCGTTCCGACTGTTACTCCCCTCACCGAAAACCGCCGCGAGGGCGGCTATGTCGTCTGGGATCCCAGCGACGGCATGCTGACGCGCGAAGCGATCATCCTGCTCTCCGGCGCCGGCGCTTGCATCACCGGCCTTGTACTCGGGGCAACGCTCACGGGCGGCGCCGGCGCTTCCGCGGCGCTTGGCACCAACACCGGCAATGGCGCCATGGGTGCGATCACCGTTTCCGGCCTCGCGATCGTCGGCGACTATAAGCTGGTCGTGATCGAGCCGGCGGCGAACGCCGGCGCCTTCGTGGTCGAAAACCCGCGCGGCCAGATCATCGGCCACGGTACCGTCGGCGCGGTGTTCACCGCCGGCGGCATTTCGTTCACCCTGGCCGACGGCGCCACCGACTTCGTGTCCGGTGACAGCTTTACGATCACCGTGACCGGCACCACCAAGTACCAGCCCTATGATCCGACGGCGACCAATGGCCTGCAATACGCGGCGGCGATCCTATGGAGCAGCTACCGGGACGCCACCTCGGCCGACCGGCGCGCCGTAGCCAACGTCCGCGGCCCGATGAAGGTGCAGACGGCCGAGCTCCTCTGGGGCGCGAACGTCACCACCAACGGCCACAAGACGACTGCCCTCACGCAGCTCGTCGCTCTCGGCATCCTCAACGTCTGAACCGGCGCGGCCTGCGCGCCGCGCCACTTTCCCCACGCAGGTCAACCTGACGGCTTCGGCCGCTCGGGCGCCTCCGGCTGCGCCCCATCGAGGCGCGCCCTTCGATGGAGCCATCCACAATGTCGATCCTCAACGTCTTCCGTAATGACGCGTTCTCGGAAATCACGCTCACCAGCCAGGTCGAGCGCATCCCTCACCTGCCCAGCATGCTCGGCGACTACGGGAATCGCCTGTTCACGCCGAATCCGATCCGCACCACCGCTCTCGCGGTCGAGGAGCGCGACGGCGTGCTCAACGTCGTGCCGATGAGCCAACGCGGACAGCCGACCAGCTCCGAGCGCACGACCGAGCGCCGCAAGATGCGCTACTTCGACGTGCCGCGCATCTTCAAGGGCGACACGATCCACTCGCACGAGCTGCAGAACATCCGCGAGTTCGGGCAGGAAACCGTGCTGATGCAGGTGCAGACCGAGGTCGCGCGCCGACTCGGCGGACCTACCGGCATCACGACGGTGCTCGACTACACCGAGGAGTTCCAGCGCCTCGCCATGGTCCAGGGCCTGCTGCTCGATTCCGACGGCAGCGTCTGGTACAATTGGTTCGACGAGTTCGAATTCGCCGCGGCGGCCGAGGTTGCGTTCAACCTCGACGCGAATATCGAATACACGCTTCGCCCGATCATCAACGGGCTCAAGCGTTCGATGGCACGCTCGTCGAAGGGTGCCTTCACCACGCAGACGTCGATCGTCGGCCTTTGCGGCGACAGCTTCTTCGACAAGTTCGTCACGCACGTCGACGTCGAAAAGACCTACAAGAATTGGTCAGACGCCTCCGAGCTGCGCAAGGGCGGCGCGTTCGAGACCTTCCCCTTCGGCGGCGTGGAGTGGGTCAACTATCGCGGCTCCGACGACAACACCGAAATCAAGATCCCCGACGACAAGGTCAAGTTCTTCCCGATCGACGCGCCGGGCGTGTTCGAAAAGGCGATGGCACCGGGCGAAAGCTTCGAGTGGATCAATACGCCGGGCAAAGAGCGCTATGTCGTTCCGATTTTCGACCGGGACCGCAACAGCTGGTGGCGCATGGAGGCGTACGGCTACCCGCTCTACATCTGCAAGCGCCCCGAAGTGCTCCGCACGGGCCGCCAGGGCGCGTAAGGCGCCATGGCGATCGACTGGGACGGCCTGGTACTCGGGCCGCTCATGGACATATTTGGAGAGGGCCAGGTCGACGATCCATCGACCTGGCCGCTCTATATGCCCGTGGGCGGTGTCGCGTTCCGCCTGGCGGCGGTCGTATTCGACCGCGAGACCCTGATCGTCACCACCGGCGACGAAGGCACCGAGAACATCAGCCGTTTGCCGGTGATCGGCGTGCGCGACGCGCTCGTCATCGCCGGCTGCGGCCGCGTGTCGCAACAGGGCGACAAAGTTATGATCCCGAGTGTCGCGCTCACCTTCATCGTGCGCGAGCCGCATCCCGACGGCCACGGCCACAGCAAGCTGCTGCTGCAGCGCATGCCATGACCACCGAAAAGGATCTGCTCGACATCGCGATCACCGCGCTCACCGGCGCGACCGACGCGCAGAACCGGGTCTATCAGCCCGGCGATTGGGCGGCCTGGGACAATGTCTATCCGGCACTCAAGGTCCGGATCTTCGATATCGACAAACAGTCGCTCGGCCGCGCCGGCCCCATGCAATTCAACGTCGTCGCGACGCTCCGGATCATCGGCCAGGTCAACGCCCCAGCGGCCGATGACGACGCCGGCGCCGGTACCGCGGTCGACGCGCTATGGACCCTGCAGCGCCAGTGCGAGATCGCGATCGTCAACAGCTACCCGCTGACGGCCGAGATCCAGCAGATCACGTTCATTCGCGCGCAGCTCGCTGAGTCCTCTCAGGGCGAAACGCACCTCGCCAGCCTGGTCATGGATATCGGCCTCGAATTCTACCAGGGCGTCGCGGATTTCGCGCCGATCGACGGTGACGACCTGGTCGAGCTCGAGGCGCAGACGACCTCCACTCAACCGCTCGGTTTCACGCTTCCCAACCTCCAATCATAGGAGCGCGCCTTCATGCGCATCGTATCCGTGCCGGACCGCCTGGTCCGGGACCCTGTCACGCGTCGCGTGGTCGATGCGGCAGGCATCGACGTCGATCCCACCGATCCGCATTGGGCCCGCCTTCTCGCCGACAGCGACGTCGCCGACGGCGATGCGCCCGCGCCCGCAACCAAGGCCCGCAAGGCCGCCGAGCCGGAGGCCTGATCCATGACGATTCCGTTCAAGACGATCCCGTCGAACCTGCGCGTCCATCTCTTCGCGGCGGAGCTCGACAACAGCCGCGCGAATACCGCGGCGATCGCGCAGCGCGCTCTGCTGATCGGCCAGAAAACCGCCGCCGGCACCTATACCGCGAATGTCCCCGTAGTTTGCCAGTCGGCGATCGACGGCCGCGCGGCCGCCGGCGCCGGTTCGGTTCTCGCCGGCATGATCGACGCCTATCGTGACAACGATCCCGCCGGCGAGATGTGGGTGCTCCCGCTCGCCGATGACGGCGCGGCCGTTGCGGCAACCGGCTCGATCACGTTCACCGGCCCCACCACGGCAACCGGCACGCTTTCGCTTTACATCGCGGGCCGCTTGGTCTCCGTCATCCTGGCGAGCGGCACCACCGCTGCCCAGGCTGCCACCGCGACGGTCGCCGCGATCGCCGCGACTGTCGGTCTCCCGGTGACGGCCGCGGTCAACGGCGGCGTGCCGAGCAAGGTCGACCTGACCGCGCGCAACGGCGGCGAATGCGGCAACGACATCGACATTCGCACGAACTTCAAGGGTTCGGCATCGAACGAGGTCCTGCCGGCGGGACTCGGCGTGACGATCGTCGCGATGGCGAGCGGGGCTACCAATCCGGTGCTCACGACGGCGCTGGCGAACCTGGTCGATATGCCGTTCGACTTCATTGTCTGCTCGCTGACGGATACCACGTCGCTGGCGGCGATCACGAACTTGCTCAGCGATCAGACCGGTCGCTGGTCCTATCTCAATCAGATCTACGGCCATTGCTGGTTCGGCTTCCGCGGCAGCGCGGGCGCGTGCGCATCGAAAGCGACCGCGCTCAACAACCAGCATCTCACCGAGGTGCCCTTTTTCGATTCGCCGACGCCGGCGTGGAAATGGGCCGCGGCTTTCGCGGGAATCAATGCGGCGAGCCTGCGCGCGGATCCCGCGGTGCCGCTGCAGAGCCTCACCGTTGCCGGTCTACTCGCGCCGCCGCTCCAGTCCCGCTGGAGCATCACGATCCGGAACAACACGCTGCTCTTTGGTGGCTGCGCGACCTGGACGGTCGACGTCAATGGCAAC